CCAGCATCTCTTCAAGTAAGTCATCACAAGAGGCAAGGCGCACTGCTCTACCCACGTCTCCGTGTGTTTCACCTGCAGAGTGCAATTCCCTACGAGGCCATGGGTCTCTCAGTTGTTAGTTCTTGGTTATTCTTTCCAGAACCACCTGAGTGCGACAATAGCGCACACGAGTAGCGAGCCGTAATAAACCCATAGCCATTTGGCGCTCACAATTGGTACTGGTCACAATCGTTTAGTGGTACTTGCATAAACCATTCAGATGTTGTATGCACCGTGGGCTTCTTGACCAACATGATGTTGTCAAGGCTTTCAGGGGTCACAATTAGCGCCTGGGTGCGTTCAGCGTTCACGATCACATAGAACACATACGGTTTGCATTCGATGAACTTAACCTTGCGTGCTGCAATGTGCACATTGTCAAAGGGAAAGTGTTGCCCAGACCATGAGTGTTTGACTTCTACTTCAACCCCACATTGGTAGCCGTTGCATTCGCCTACTAGGTCTATGCCGTACTGGTCTCTGTTCACTACTAGGTCGAAGCGTGCCCATGTTTGGGCTTCTAAGAATCTAATGACGTCATGTTTGCAGTTGTCATCGGCGTCATACTGCTCTGGGCAGAACGGTTTGTTACTCATTGGGCTTCCCTCCCTAGTCGTGCTGCGATGAGGTCTAATTGGTTTGGTCGCCACACATAATGTTCTATGCCTGACGCCAGTAGAGCCTCGCCCCACATCATTTGATCATGTGAGAGGCGTCCAGTGGTGGATTTGAGTTCGGCCATGATAAAACCCCTAGTCCTGTGCACCATGCAAAGGTCGGGGAATCCTTTGCCGTCTGACCTAAAGACACCGGGTCTTACTTGGTGTGGGGAGGCGTGGAAGATGAGCCATCCGTTCATTTTGGCTATCTGCTCGACCTTGTCTTGGAAGAGACGCTCGGATGCGTCACCCATTGGAGGCACGGCGCAGTTGGCTTTCTAGGGTTCGGTTGATTTGCATCAGTCTTTTGCATTCCTCTACAAGCACGCTGAGTTGTTTTGCCATGTTGCCTACACAGTCACAGTCAGGGTCATAGTTAGTTGTGGCTGTGCAATCTGGGTAATGCCAGGCACCGTTCAGGCCGTAGGGCATCATTTCTTGCCTGCCTGACCAAGTAGAAGTCCAGTCATGAACACGGCAAACACCATGATGACCAAAGAGAGAAAGTCAGTCATTGTCAACCTTCCACAGTGCTGACAGTTGTTTGGTTAGTACGTCAAGGCGAGCCTCAAGCAGCTCGACCTTGCGAAGTAGTTCGTTGCGTTCGTTGATTACATCTGCTAGGTGATCACGCAAAGTTCCGTTGTCAGTCATGGCATGCACACTTGCAATCGTTTGGGTCTTCGGCCAATTGGTATCCGTAAAAACCGTAAATTTCAACAACTAAATCTAAAGACTTTTGACCAAAGTTTGTCAACTTCAACAATTGACTAGGAGTTTGTTGCAACATTTCATAATCAGAACGAACACCAGCACGAAACAAACAATTTCTAACACGCTCGCCACATTCCCAAAGAATTTGACCTTTGTGAATACGCTCCCACCGTCTATAGTTTTCGGGGTCTATCTGCTGTATTTCCCAACGTTTTTCTGTTTTGGGAAACAATGTCAACATGTAATTGTGCTCTTCTTCTAAGTTTCTGATTTCCATTAGAACGGCTCCTCTTCAGGCAATGGGATTTCTTCAGGCTCATTGTTTTTGAGTGCTTCAATGGCTTTGGAGACTTGGAACTTGTCCATGCTTGGCAGGTCAAGTGGGGGCAACTTGCCTGCCTCCTTCAACAACTTCTTGTACAGCCACACTTGCTTATCGCTTGGGGCGTTTGCAGGTCGCTCTGTAGTGACACCGTCGGCGCTGGTTGTGGCGACACGCTGCACCTTGGCCATCTCTTCACGGCTAGGACGCTTAGAAGGGTCTGTGCCTGCCAGGTTGTAGTTGGCTAATCCTCGACCCACAGATCCTGTTTCTGCGTTAGCCAAATGAGACGCCTTGTTGATGTGGTTTGAGTTTCTGACTTCTTCTTCCCACCCTGTCGCTACAAGTACGTCACCGATGTAGATTTCGGCTTTGAACACAGCCACATCTGCTAGGTAGTGCACCAGTTCTGTAATGATGCGCCCATCTGGGTGCGCTGTGTAGAACTTGTTTATTCTGCTACTTACTGGTTCGTAGTCTTCAAGATTGAACGCCATTGGAGTAAAGCCTTTCTAGTCGGTCACATTCTTTTTCAAGTTCTCTGATTGTTTTCATCATGCCTTGCGCTGCGTGTTCCAGTTTGGCAACTGTTTCTTTGCAGGCTGTGATGTTGTCAAGCAGTTCGCACTGGCGACAATCCCTAGTCGGGAAGCCGGGCTTTTCTTTGCCCAGGTAGCAGTCTTCATGGTGATAGTTGACGGCCATCAGATGAGACCTTTTGCGTGTAGGTCTGATGCTTGCTTTGCAGCGTCCAGAATCATTTGTGCTAGTGCGTTTGGGTCGTCCTTCTTGGCGACTGACAGTTTGCCGATTGCGTATTCGACGGCTTGACGTTCTTCGAAACGCATTTGCATTTCTAACTTGACGGCCAAGTGACCCAAGATTTGTAGTGCTTCTGAATGTGTCATTGTTTCCCTCACTGACTCGATGCGCTATTTGCAGCGCCGTATTTTTATAACAGATGGGTGGTTGGATTTGCAAAGTTGGTCGTTCAGACCGTTGCAGTTGTTCTTTATGGCTCCCCAACCGTACAGCCCGACTGGGTAGCGATAGCGCCCATTCTCGGTGTGGCCTTTGAAAGCAATCCTGTCCACTGCTCTGGCTTGCTGTGCGAACGTCAACAGATGCGCACGGCTCGCTGGTGTGTGGTTCCAGTTGTCCCAGGTGCGACGGTAAATGCCAAAAGCAGAAACATACGATCGTGTGCGATGCTGCGTATTATTGCCAGTCTCGCACTGCGCCAAACTGATGTACCACTTTTTAGGCATGGGGTGATTCCAGTCTTCTTTTGCAGCTGCTGGTGCTGGTGCGAGTAGGGCGATGAATAGCGTGAAAGCCATAATGAATTTTGTCAACCTGCAGAATCTTTGTTTGGCAATCCCCAAGTTCCCCGATGGTGCCGGGTGGCCTAGTGGCCTGAACTATCAGATTTGGGTTGTGTCAAGTATTACCGATTTATGTGGCTAGGTGGCGAATGCGACCCTAGGCGTAGGAGGGAAACACGCCACGCCTAGAGCCTGTCAGAGTTGGCTATGCCTTGTCTGAGTTGGGTTTTGGCAACGCTCGCCATGCTGCTTCGAGCGCTTTAGCGTCTTTTGCCAAGTCCATTTCAAGTTCAAAGTGAAGCCATGCTCCCCCGATTGAACCTGCGTTGTCGGTTGCTGTAAAGATTTTGACGCCTTTTTGCCCTTCGCCTCTAGAACAGCGATAACCACGGCCGTAGTCCCCATAGGCGTAGTCGTGCAGTTCGCACAGTCCTAGAGCCTCTGAGTGCTCAATGAACCAATCCCACGCTTCCTTGGCTTGTGCTCTGCCTGCTCTGGTCTTGGGATAGCCAATGTCGCCAGCGACACCCAAGGAATGGGTGCTGAGGGTCTTGCCTCCACGGATGTTGCGAACAACAAACGTGCCCAGATTGGTGAAACCCCAGCGCCGTTTGCATAGATCAACAAACTTCTCAGTGCCTGCGAGTTTGCCTGTGCCGGGTGTGGTCACTGGATAGTAGGGGTATTTACGAGGCACGGCCAAATGCCTTGTCTGCTGGGTTGAAGTAGCGCATGGCTGTGGGGATTGCTGCAGCCCAAACTGCGTTGAGCGTTGCTGTGGGGCTTTGTGTGGCTGTGTATGTAGCGACAGCACTGGCGAGCAGTGAGCGTCCGTAGGAGGCTAGGAGAGCCTTTTGTGAGGGTGTGAGGTTGAGGGTCATTCTGTGTCCTTTGGTGGTTGTTTGGCTGGTCCCTTGATTCCGTTCGAAGCGAGCAACGATGAGAGCGCCCCACTAAGAAAGAGCATCATGGGCGATAAGAGCGCCCAGGCCGATTTATCATTCTCGCTAACTTCGAGAGGCTGTACCACGAATAAAAGTCCAAACAGCAGAGCGCCTGTAGATGCCACAAATGTGACTGACAATGTGATGCCAACGATCAGTATTAGTCGGGCTTTTATCTCATCGTTTGTGTAACGTGTTCTAGCCACAGCGACCACCACCAACTTGCACAGTGGTTTCTACTGCACCGGGTGCTTTGTTTTTGATGCGTTCGCAGTTCACTCTTGTACGGTCTGAGCAACTACTCAGGACGAGGGAAGTCAATAGCGTCAGGGATAGCAGCGATTTCTTCATCTGTCATTTCTCTTTCAGTTGTCTCGCCTGTTAGGCAGTCGTATTGGTGAATAGTGGGTTTTGGGTCGCTCATGGTTTCCTGTATCCAAAAATAGTGATAGTGCCAGTGATGTTGCCTGATGATGGAAAAAGATAAATCCCTGTATAGGCCGTCGTCGTTGTTGTGTAATAGTTTGCGTAGGTAATCAAATCACTATCGCCTGCGTATGAATTGCCTCTTGACTCGGTGCGAACACCTGAAACATTGGGTCGAAAAATCGTTGTTTGTGAGTTGCTGTATTGGGCTGCTGTTGTGCCGTGGTTTGCGTTGAACCATTGAGTCTGAGCAGTTGCGTTGAAGTTTGTGAACGCTGTCGTCCAATACCATCCGACTCGGTTATAAGTTGCTCCGGTGTCTTTGGTGTTTGTGCCTGTCATAAGTTGGAAAGCGGTGTTAGTCGTTCCGCTTCCATAGAGGGTCGTGTGTACTTCATAATTGTCAAAGGTACTGCTAAAACAGTTAGACATCTCGACGCCACTAGAGGCGCTAAATGTGGTGCTGGCCACATACACCAGCCCAGCGTTGGCTAGGTAGGTATTCGTGTCGCTCGCAGTGAGCACCTCACCAGTCGTAAAAGTCTTTATAGCCATGTTTAGTATCCTAATCTGTTGTAATCGAGCGTGCCGAAAGTCGTGTTATTGAGTAACAGGTATGCGTTCAAATCAGCACCCGACACAAAATAAGTGTATGAAGCACCGGCAGGGGTAGCAGTCACACTCACACCTTCAATGAGACACTGGTAGGTAGTGCCACGGAAAGTCACACCAACCTGTGTACCAGCCGACAAAATAATTGAACTAGAAGCACCAATTACGTCTAACTGAAAATCGGCCTGTGCCTCAGCAATACAAGTAAAAGAACTAATAGCGAAACGAGCAGTGCCATAATTGCCGAGCAGGTAGTTGGCGTAGTCAGTGGCTTGACTGTTGCTGGCATTCAACGTGTTTGTCTGGTACGCCCGATACGGCACTGCAGCGCCAGCCTTTGTGACAGTCGCAGCACCAAACGATTCAGGAGTCACCGTCACCTGCGTATAGAAGTTGTCTGCAAGGCTGTCAAAGTTGATTTTGCTATAGACCTGATTAGTTGAGTTGTTAGCCACATCAGAAAAGTTGATGGTGCTCACATTCGAGTTGAACGGACTTACAAGGGTTGTGGCGTTACCAAACTCCCTGATGCGTGCGTTGGTGGTCTGGCACACCCTGGCAACCCAATCGCCCCAAGTGCCACTGACCGTGGTTGCAGCCATCGCTGGTGATCCAGTTGTGCCAGTCCAAGAAAGCGTCAACCCTGTTTGTGTGTTTGCAGCTGTCAACTGGTTAGCAACCGTGTCGGCAGCCATTGCGTAATTGTTGCCTTGCATACGGCCAAAACGAGCAAAACCACCTTCAACAGTGATGGTCAGATAATCGGCCTGACCGACACCACCGGCATAAGGAATGCCATATTGCGCCGTAACATCAGAAACAAAACCAACCCAAATAATGCGTGGCGTACCCACACCAGTATTGTTTTCTATTTTGATGTATGTGCCAGCAACTAACGCCGTGATAGGTGACGCATAGCCTGTTGGGTAGCGCATCTCAATTGTGCCAACACCCGACTTCACCTGATCTAACTGTGCTTGCCTACCGATGCTGAACTGAATGTTTTGCACGTTAGTGAGCGCAGTCCAGCCGACACCGACAGGGTCTGTCGAGTAATACACCGTGTAGGTCTGTAAAGCCATGGCTAGTAGATGTTGCTCACACGGATAGGTACAGAGCCGTTTTGCCTCATGTAGGTACGCAAGGCATTTACCACGCTTTGAGGGTCGCCACCGTTGACGTTGATGTTGACAGTTGTGCCACCACCACCCATCTGCCCCATACGGTCAAGAGGGATAACAGCCTCTGGGCCTGCCTCACCGATCATCGCCAGCGTCGGGCCAGTAACAATGCCACCTGCAGCCAACATCGGAATGTCAGGCATAGCAAAACCCTTGCCACCGATACCGGGCACCCACGACGGCACAGTGAAAGAAAACTTGCCAATGGTGTTGTTCCAGACTGAGGCGATGCCGTTGAAGATTGTTTTGAACACTGTCAGCATGAGGTTGAACTGTGGAATGACAATGTTTGTAATCCACCATTTAATAGCGCCAAATACGCCGTCAACAATGTTTCGGAAACCTTCAAACTTTTTGTAGGCAATAGCAAGACCAGCAATGAGAGCAATGACGCCAATGACGATTAGCCCAATTGGGTTGAGTGCCATGGCAATGTTGATGGCGACAATGGACGCTGCTATTGCTGCTAGAGCCCCTGCGATAATCATGAATGTCTGTGGGTTGTTTTGTGCCCACGTTGCAAACTTCTGAAGGTAAGGCAAGACAGATTCAACGGCTGGCAAAAGTGCTGCACCGATGGATTCTTTTGTTTCGTCAAAACCAAGTTTCAGTCGAGCAAACTTGCCTGCTGTCGTTTCGGCTGCGTCTGCAGCTGCACCTCCAGTGGTTTGGGCAAGTGCATACATGACGTCTTCAAAGGTTGAGCCGTCCTTGATCATCTGACGGTATTCAGGAGCAAGTTTGCCTAGGGCTGCAAGGTTGCCACCATAGGCTTTCTCTAATGCGCCTACGACGGTTTCCAGTGGTTTGCCGGTGGCTGCTGCAATGTCCATGGCTTGAGTCGCCAACTCTTGCGCCGTAGTAACTGAACCAGTTGCCCTAGCGAGCCGATTCAACGTCGGCCTCAATTTGTCGTCCGAAATTCCGAGCAATTGACCTTGTGCCGTTATCCAGTCTTCGACGCTGGCAATCTGTGCGTCGTTTGCGCCAGTGGTCTTTCTTAGGCTGTTAGCAAGCAGGTCTTGGGCTGCAGCGTCTTCAATAGCGCCCGATACTGCGTCGCCCAGGACAACGGCTAAACCAGCCAATGCTGCAGCTGCAGGAACGGCTGCTTTTTTGATAGCAAACTGGGCTTTCTTGCCAGCGCCTTCAAGGTTTTTGAATTCGTTGATTGCCTTGGAAACTCCACCTCCGTCAAAGGTGCTTATGATTGGTATAGCCAGAGCCATTAGTTCAGTTCTTTCTGGACACGCTGAATGGCATCCATTGAGAGGCGTTGTAAAGCCTTTTCAATTTCGCCACGCTTCCTAAATACAGAAGGCCCAAGAACTCTCGTCTGGTTGGGTTTGAGTGGCCCTAGAGAGTCTCCCAGTGTGTTGGGGTTGCTACGCCCTGCAGCCTCGAAGACGGCAGCGCCGACGTAGGTCTGTGTGATGTAGATCAGGCTCACGGCTTCCCTTGCAGCATCCACTTTCAACTTGACTCCAGACTGTGCCTTAGCCACGGAGAACGGAAAGATTTTGCGTCCTGATTTGTCTGTCCAGTTTCGAGCCATACCCGACAAAGGAATTTTTGCGTAGCCCTGCTGAACTTCACGGATGGCTGGTTGGGCGATTTCGTTGGCGTTCTTGGTGAACTCTTTACGAAGACCAGGTTCAACTTTGTTCAGTGAACGGATGGCTTCTTTCAGACCTGTCATTTCTATGGAGGCTGATGCTGTCATTTCCGTTTCGCTGCTTTCTGTTGTTTATTCAAAATCTCAATGACCGTGTTTAGGTCATCCGTCTCAAATGGTATTTGTGGGGGGTAATACCCGGTGGCAACAAGTACTTCTGCTAAGGCTCTTCTGTAACTGTTGCTTCCGTGGCTTTTGGGTCTTCTTGACCAACTACCTCCACGGCGTTCACGGATTTGATGTATTCGTCAAATGTTATGGGCACTGGAACGTTGTGTTGTTTGCAACATTCGTATGCCATAAACGCAAGGTCTTCAATGCCGATGCCATTGGCCAGTGAAGATGCCTTCTGTTTGAACTTGCGTTCCCAAGCGACCACTACAAACAAATTTGTTTCTAGTTCGTATGGTTCGCCTTCGTTCGGCGTGATGCGTAGTTGGATTTTCATTGTTTCCCTCTTTCCTTAGATCAGGTAATGTCTCGAACCCATGTGCCACCAGTAAAGGTAGCCGTCACGGTTGCGAGTTCGCCCACGGTTGAGTTGATAGGCGTAAAGTTTTCCAACATTGCGTTTGTAATGGTGTACTCAGGGTTAGACGCTGACTCAGTCGTTCCAGATGGGCTGATGATGAGTGTTGTGCTGCCTTTGCCGACCATGTCTGCAAGTGCTGTTTCAACTTCTGCTGTTGCGCCTGAGCCACCGTAAGCAAGGAAGAACTCAATAGTAACTTCAACGCTCTGAAGGCCACCAACGAAACGATGACCAGTGTCACCGAATGCTGTTGATTCAAGCGAGTCCTGACCGATGGTCAATGTCACTTGGTTGGCGTTGTCGCCAATCTTTGTGTATGTAGTAGCACCCTGTGTGATGTTCACAGTTGCGTTGCTGAGGAATGTTGTTGATGCCATTTCTGACCTTTCTAGTTTCGTCTGACTGCGATAGCCACAGTCAAATCGTATGTTGGTATGTCTTGCCCACCGTATGAAGCGTTGCCCGGTCGGGCGTCAACTACGGCAATGGAAGAGTTCATAATTGTGTCAACCGTGGTCATCAGGTAGTCACCTGAATCTTGGTTGCCGGGGGGAGCTGCAAGTATGCGAACTGGGATGCGAAAGTCGCCCACGTTGTAAGTGAATGACGTCATTACTGGGAGTTCAATAAAGACAGACATTGGGCGTGCGTTGCGTGGGTCTGTGACTGGTTTCAAACCCAACGCTGTGAGCGCTGTTTTGATTGCGTTCACTGCGTCAACAAGGATTCCAGATGCAGCCATTACGCCACCTGTGGACGGCCACAACCAATGAGAGACATGATTCGTCCCATGGTTGAAGGGATAGGTATTGAAGACATTGCGTCGAATGAGGCAAACGAATCTGCAGAGCCACGCTCACGGTAGAGAGTTGCTGCATACATGATCGCCCCAAGTTTCACATCGGCACCTGGCACTGTTGTCATCGAGTCTGTATAGCCAGCCTCACGACGCTTTCTGAAACACCAGTTGTTGGTGGCATTGACGCAGACCGTTATGAAGGCCGTGTCGTTAGCAGTAGCCACGTCAATACCTAACCAACTTGTCACATCGGAAGCCTGTATCCACGATACAGACGGTGTGAAAGTGACAGTTCCTGTAGCAACAGAACGCTCTAGATCGTCGCCAGCGTCTCGGAAGAGAAACTGAAACAGTCGAATGACCTCGTTGTCAAACTCAAAGTCGCCTTCGTCTGACTGTCCGATGTATTCGTTGTCTTGCGTAGATAGAACGGTGTGTGTGCCGTTTAGATTGTGGCCAGCGCCAGCGATGGTGACAACATCACCGACTTGAATACCTGTTTCTACAAAGGTCTGAAGAACCACAACACCGTCTAGGCGTGTGTGAAACGCTAGATCATAAGTGGCCATGGTTCTTCAGTTCCTCTAGTAGTTCGTCGGTTTAGACGAAAGCAGCCTTGATGGACTTGGTTGGGTCGATGACCTTTGAAGCAAAGTAACCACGGAAAGCAATTTGGCGTGACAACTGTGAAGGCTGCTCAATGCTGATTGCGCCTTTTTGCTGTTCCCAGTTTTCAATTGCTGTTGGGTCCATGATGTACATACCGAGCGCAGTGATGTTTCTGTCAACTACAACACGAAGTCCAAATGCAAAACCTGCGTCTCCACCGGGGCTAAGTGTGCCGTATGCGTTCATTGGGCCAACCTGTGGGAACAACGGACGGTCTGCAGTGTCGCTCAATGAGCCAAGCAACTTCCAGACGTTTGGTGACACAGCAAGGACTGAAGGCAAGTTGCCATTCGAGCCATTGAGAATGTCTGCAGCTGCTGTATACATCCACTCAACCCAGTAAGCAGGGTCGCTGACTGATGCGTTTGCAAAGTTGTTGCTGTTCGTTGTGCCAGTG